AGAAAAAGTGAGCATTATGTTAATTGTAAACCTGTAACATTATCATGTGAAGGTAACGCACTCCTATCATCATTGATCTACACTAAGTTAGATCCTAAGTCGGTAGCAGTGGGTGGTCTTACCTTAGGTGGTGATCCGCTAGTCTGTGGTGTTGCACAAAGAGCATACTACAAGGGAGGTCATATCGATGCCCTAATCATTAGGAAGAACCCTAAAGATTATGGTACTAAGGAAGTCATTGAAGGATGGAAACCTGATAAGGGTTCTGTTATCACAGTCCTAGAGGATGTCACTACTACAGGTGGCAGTGCTATGAAGGCAGTTAATGTCCTACGTGGTGCAGGTTATACAGTTAATAGAGTAGTTGCTATCGTAGATCGTATGGAAGACCATAAGATCTGGGAACATAATAAGATTGAATTCATATCCTTATTCACTCTGGAGGACATTACCAATGACTAAAAATTACGATGACTCTAAATGGAGAGAAGAGTTCAAAGCATACACAAGTGATTCAAGAGAACTTGAGTTGCTAGAAAATGGACCTAAGAGTCTTGCTCAGTCATGGCGTATGCAAGCAATGTATGGTAAGTGGAAAAAGATTAAAGGATATAAAGATCCTGAACCACCTGATGTTTCATCATCGATGAAAGAATTCTTTGAAAAAACTAAAGACCAAGGTATTTAAACATGATTGACTTAAAACTAATACGCTTAATAACTGGCGAAGAAATTATCGCTGAAGTTGTGGATTGGAAGAATGGTATTCTAACTATTCAGAATGCTCTAACTATAATTCCACATCAGGATCAAGTAGGATTTGCTCCATGGGCAACTGTTATTGATCCAGAATTTCCTGAGATTGCTTTGGATATGAAACATGTCATCTATTCTGTTGCAGTTGCACCTCAGGTAGTTGAGCAGTATAATAAGATCTTTGGTACATCAAGTGACATTATTACTCCTGGTAAGCAACTAATTTTATGACCTCTTTGAAAACACCTCTTCGTTATCCAGGAGGTAAGTCTCGTGCTATCAAAAAGATGGTACAGTTCTTACCAGATATGAGTAAGTACAAAGAGTATAGAGAACCTTTTCTTGGAGGTGGATCTGTTGCTCTTCATATGACACAGACATATCCTCACCTAGAGATATGGGTCAATGATCTATATGAACCTCTAGTAAATTTTTGGCAACAACTACAGGATGAAGCAGATGAAATTACGACCAGACTCAGAACTTTTAAAGCAGCATATCCAACTCCAGAAAAAGCAAAAGAACTTTTTTTGGAAAGTAAAGAATTGGTTAACGATGCCAGAGCCAGTCTCGTTACACGTGCTGTTAGTTTTTATATTGTTAATAAGTGTTCTTTCAGTGGTCTTACCGAATCGTCCTCCTTCTCAAAACAAGCCTCAGACAGTAACTTTAGTTTACGAGGCATAGAAAAGTTACCAGAGTATTCTGAGATAATACAGAACTGGGTTATAACTAATCTAACTTATGAAAGAATGACTTGTGATGAGAAAGATGTATTCACTTATCTTGATCCTCCTTATGAGATAAAATCTTCTTTATATGGTAAGAAGGGTGGTATGCATAAAGGATTCGATCATGATGCCTTTGCTGAAGAATGTGATAGACATACTAATCATATGATGATATCATATAACTCTTCTCAGTTAATTAAAGATAGATTTATTAACTGGAATACATCTGAATATGATCATACGTATACTATGAGATCCGTTGGTGATTATATGAAGAACCAACAACAACGTAAAGAACTTGTATTAACTAATTATAATGATTGATGATGATGTGAAGATTACTATCAACCTTAACAAGTTGGTAGAAGCAAGAGCAAAACTCCAAAGTCAATATGGAGATTACTCTAGTAAGATATGCAAGGGTGAGTATCTTGATGGGAATGATATTGATAGAATTGCATCTGGATTAAGAGATACTCTAACATGGGATACATTGTACTATATGATTGATGATGCCATCTTAGAATATCTGGGTGTAAAGGAAACTCATTACGGTGAGACTGCTGGTAATGAACCTGCTGCTACCTATGAGAAGAACAGACAACAGTTTAAGATGGTTAAATTGGAATCACCATCATGGACAATTGAGGTTCCAGTAAGAAAATGAATGACATCATTCAGATAAAAAATCCTAAGACTCAACATTACATTGCTTTTAAAAAATATGTAATGTCAAGTGACATGCCTTGGTTTAAGTATAATAAACAGCAAGAGGATAACTATCATAACTATGATATTAAATCCAAATCTTTGTTTGTACATCCAAGAATGAATATGGATAAGATGGGAGATGTTTCAACATTTATCTCACCATTCTTAGGAAGACCAACTGATGCTGAACCGTACCCTCATCCTCAGAATTCATTAGAATATATAGAAGGAGCTGTAAGAACTCTTAAAGAGATATTGGATTTTAATAGAATAGAAGTTAATAGTTTTTTAAGAGTTGCTGCTAATATGGTTTATCCAGACCCTGATGTGGATACTACTTTCATACATGTTGACCATCATTGTCCACATAAAAATATGTTAGTATATCTAACAGATGCTGGAGGTGAAACCATTATGGAGAATGATTTCCATGATCCTAAAGAGGATGATGCAATCATCTTTGAAGGGTATCATACACACAATGTACCCAAGACAAAGGCTAGAATAGTACTAGTCGCAACTTTCGTTTAATCATGATTACTAAAGAAAAACAAAGAAACCAAGTGAAATCTAAATTCTATTACATCTTCTGGGGTCTAGCAACAGTATCAGTATTTGCTGGACAGTTATATGTTGGTTCTGGATATCGTCAGATGTCGAGATCTTTTAATCGCATTATGGATGCTATTGTAGTAGAAGTAGAAAGAGGATTACAATACAACGAGAGGTTTTACTAATGATTTTAGTTTTTATTATCGTAGGATTATTGTTCTTTATTATGGGGTATGGATTGTACCTTACAATAGGACCAGGTAAAAAAGATCTAAGAGACCCTATTGACGAACATGCTAAAATGCATGAGTTAGGCATTGCACATGGACACGGTGGAAACAAGGGTGCATATGAAATGTCTGGTAAACTAAATCACAAACATGATGAATAATGAAACTAACTCAAGAAGTTATTGACAAGATTCAAGAAGCCATGTTACACACCAAAATGAATGGTGATATGAACTGGTTAGATGGTGATGAGATTGATGTGTGTCTTGGTGGCACATTTGCTGGTGATAAGTTTATAGCAATTCACAACAGAACACGAAGCAACACTACTAAAAAATGAAATCATTGAAAACCCCTCTTCGTTATCCAGGTGGTAAGTCACGTGCTATCACAAAGATGTCACAATACTTACCAGAGATGAGTATGTACAATGAGTACAGAGAACCTTTTCTTGGAGGTGGTTCTGTTGCTCTATACATGACAAAACAATTTCCTCATATGAAAGTATGGGTGAATGATTTGTATGAACCTCTAGCAAATTTTTGGCAACAACTACAACATGAAGGCAATGAAATTACGACCAGACTCAGAACTTTTAAAACAGCATATCCAACACCAGAAAAAGCAAAAGACCTTTTTCTGGAAAGTAAGGAATTGGTTAACGATGCAGGAGCCAGTCTCACCACTCGTGCTGTTAGTTTTTATATTGTTAATAAGTGTTCTTTCAGTGGTCTTACCGAATCGAGTTCCTTCTCCAAACAAGCCTCAGACAGTAACTTTAGTTTACGAGGCATAGAAAAGTTACCAGAGTATTCTGAGATAATACAGAACTGGATTATAACTAATCTAACTTATGAAAGAATGACTACGGATGATAAGGATGTATTCACTTACTTAGACCCACCCTATGAGATAGGTGACAATCTATATGGTAAGAAGGGTGGTATGCATAAGTACTTTGATCATGATTCTTTCTCTGAAGAATGTGATAGACATACAGGTCATCAGATGATATCATATAACAGCGACCAAGTTGTAAGAAATCGTTTTAAAGAATGGAATGCTGCTGAGTTTGATCATACTTATACTATGCGTAGTACAGGTGATTACATGAAGGAACAGGCAGACCGTAAAGAACTTGTATTAACTAACTATGCCATACGATGATCGTTATCCTCTCAAGGATTATTTGAACAGTATTAATTTCAATAAGGAAAATCTTATGGAAGATGATCCTAGTTGGGAAAAGAACTATCCTCCCTATGTCATTAACAAATGCATGTCACATCACATGGATACACTAGCATTTGCTAATGAGATGAATCGGTATCCTAACTTGGATAAGAAATTACAATATTCGTTTTATCTAAATACAGTGAGACCTAAGAAGAGATTTTCTCCTTGGGGTAAAAAAGCGAAGGTGAAAGATCTTGACCTTGTGAAAAAATACTATGGATATAGTAATGAAAAAGCAATTCAAGCCTTACGGATCTTAACTCCTAACCAACTTAACTACATTAGAGATAAACTGAATAAAGGAGGTAAGAAATGAATGAAGTACAATGGACCAAAGATGATATGGTCGAGGTTCAATTAAAAGAACCAGATGATTTTCTTAAGGTAAGAGAAACACTAACTAGAATTGGTGTTGCTTCAAGAAAAGAAAGAAAGTTATACAAGATAGTT